CGAGAGGGTACAGCACCGGCAACCACGGTGAACCACTACCTCAAGCTCGCCTCCACAAGAGAACAGCTGGAGGTAGAGAAGCTGAGGAACGAAACAGCACTCCTCGAGGCGAAGAAGACGGCGCTAGTCAGCGCCGAGCAAGCCGAGAAGATTGCCAAAGAAGCCATCGAAGCCTTCCGTACATACTCTGGAGCGGGAGATGTTACGAACGTATACTGAACTGGCGCGCCTCGAGACCTTTGAGGAGCGGTTTGACTACCTGGCTCTCACCGGGCAAGTCGGTACAGCCACGTTTGGCTTCGATCGTTACCTGAACCAACGATTCTACACCTCGACGGAGTGGAAGAAGGTCAGGAACTTTGTTCTGGCTCGAGATGAAGCCTGTGACCTCGGGATCGAGGGACTTGACATCAGATACATGCCGCTAATCCACCACATGAATCCGATTCAACCCAAAGATCTCGAGGAATTCAATCCAGACATCCTCGAGCCGGAGTTTCTCATCACAACTACCAAGAATACCCACAACGCGATACACTTCGGAGACCGATCGAGGTTGACACCACGAGTTGTTGAGCGTCGACCGAATGATCAAGCTCCCTGGAGGATCTAATGGGAACAATTCTTGAAGACACTAAGAAGGCAATCGGCATTATGCCGGGATATGATGTCTTCGACGACCAGATCCTCATGCACATCAACACTGCACGGATGGATCTCGCACAATTGGGGCCAAAATGCGATATCCCGATTGAGAAAGATACTGCCTGGACCGTCTTCGACCAGATCGATGACGAGGCGGCTATAAAGTCATACATCGCCATGAAGGTTAAGCTGTTCTTCGACCCACCGGGGAACTCCTTCTTGGTATCGGCATACCAGAAGCTGATCGAGGAGGCAGCATGGCGACTGATCTATCAGACCGAGGGGAAGCAGAGGTAGAAGACCTCGTCCACCACGGCGTAAAGGGACAGAGATGGGGCGTCATTCGTAAGAAGGCTTCTGCCGGACGTGTCGCAACAGCTAGGGCCCTCAAGAAGACTGGGCGCTTCACCGTAGACGCTTCACGAAAGACGGCGTCCAGCGTTCGAAAGGCTAAGCAGGCTCATGACGCACGAGTTGCCGGAAAGGTCGAAGCCAAGAAGGCAGCTAAGGCCCGAAAGAAGTTCGCAAACCGCGGGTACAAGAAGATCAGCGACACCGAACTCCAGTCTCGAATTAAGCGGCTGGAGCAAGAGAAACGCTATCGGGAGCTCAAGGCCGATCGCCACCTGGTTCGAGGTCGTGAAGTCACTAGATCGATCCTCGAGAACTCTCTGACTAAGGCTGGTACGTACGCAGCAACCAAGGCCATGAAAACCGCCTTCGATAAGTCGTTCGATACTGGTAAGGAAGGGAAGTCCGCAGCCGAGACTCTTAAGAAGGCGGCGGAGAAGGCTAAGGAAGCCGCTGAGGCAGCTTCTGTCGTAGCCGAGGAGACTAAGAAGGAAGCCAAGTCTATTGGTGGTCCCGCTCTCAAGAAGGCTCCCGAACGTAAGCAGATCGAGAAGCCTAAGTCGTTCAAGCAGACTAAGCCCTCGCCCAAGAAGAAGCGGTACCCTCGTAACCCAGGGAGCACTGCTAAGTAATGCTCTCGAACACCGCAGTACCAAAATACTACGGGCAGTTTCGTGACGCAGTCATCCGAGGCGAGATTCCGGTATGTGAAGAGATCTCATGCGAGATGAACCGGATTGACGCACTGGTCGCCAATCCCGAATACTACTACGACGATCAAGCCGTAGAAGGGTTCATCGCATACTGCGAGAACGAGCTTACTCTGTCCGACGGAGCCGACCTCCATCTTCTAGACAGCTTCAAGCTCTGGGCCGAACAGCTCCTTGGATGGTATTACTTCGAGGATCGCCAGGTCTTCGTCCCGTATGAGGACGGAGTAGGCGGTCGCTATGAGACCAAAACCGTAAAGAAGCGCCTTACAATCAAGCAATATCTGATCGTTGCTCGTGGAGCGGCGAAGTCGATGTATATGTCGCTCATCCAGAACTACTTCCTGGTGATTGACACTACGACGACGCATCAGATTGCTACGGCTCCGACCATGAAGCAGGCGGAAGAAGTGATGGGGCCATTCCGGACTGCCATCACCCGAGCAAGAGGTCCGCTGTATAAGTTCCTGACTGAGGGATCCATTCAAAATACAACTGGTGCGAGGGCTAACCGCCAGAAGCTGGTTGCTACGAAGAAGGGTGTGGAGAACTTCCTCACCGGATCTCTCCTCGAGGTTCGACCTATGTCCATCGACAAGCTACAGGGTCTTCGACCCAAGGTTTGTACGGTAGATGAGTGGCTTTCCGGCGACATCCGTGAGGACGTGGTCGGTGCTCTCGAACAGGGTGCCTCGAAGATCGATGACCCGGTCATTCTGGCCGTCTCGTCTGAAGGAACCATCCGCAATGCGGTGGGTGACACCATGAAGATGGAGTTGCTCAAAATCCTGAAGGGTGAATACATCGCCCCTCACATCTCAATCTTCTACTACCGACTTGACGACATCAAGGAAGTAGCAGATCCTGCTATGTGGGTGAAAGCCCAACCGAACATCGGCATTACTGTATCGTATGATCGGTACCAGCAGGACGTCGAGCGAATGGAACAAGCTCCAGCTGCTCGAAACGACATCCTCGCCAAGAGGTTCGGGATCCCCATGGAGGGATACACGTACTTCTTCACCTACGAGGAGACGATCCCGCACAGGAAGAATACATTCTGGAACATGCAGTGCGCTATGGGCGCCGACCTGTCCCAGGGTGACGACTTCTGTGCATTCACCTTCCTGTTCCCACTCAGGAATCAGGCTTTCGGCGTAAAGACGCTGGCATACATCTCTGAGCTGACGCTCATGAAGCTGCCGGGCGCTCTACGCCAGAAGTATGACGAGTTCATCCAAGAAGGAAGCCTCCGAGTCATGGAGGGGACCGTCCTGGATATGATGGAGGTCTATGAAGATCTAGACCAGTACATCGACGAACAGAAGTATGATGTCTCGGCGTTTGGGTTTGACCCATACAACGCCAAGGAATTCGTAACCAGGTGGGAACAGGAGAACGGTCCGTATGGTATCGAGAAGGTCATTCAGGGAGCCCGGACAGAATCAGTCCCCCTCGGGGAGCTGAAGAAGCTGGCCTCGGAACGCCTTCTCATCTTCGATCAGGAACTCATGTCTTTCACCATGGGAAACTGTGTCACCCTTGAGGATACCAATGGAAACCGAAAGCTACTGAAGAAGCGCTCGGAAGAGAAGATCGACTCAGTGGCTGCTCTGATGGATGCCTTCGTGGCATACAAGATCAACAAGGAGGCATTTGAATGAGCGAGGAGGTGAAATGGGTCTTAGTGATCGACTAGCTCACGCATGGAATGCGTTTTCAAAATCCCCGGACAAGAAGAACTTCACACCGGAGTATGGATCATGGACATTCGGTAATCCTAACCTGAATTACCGTCCTGTCGTCGGCGACCAGACAATCGTCACGAGCATCTATAACCAGATTGCTATCGATGTATCGAATGTTCCTATTCGGCACGTCAAGACTGACGATAATGGCAACCTCAAGAGCTACTACCGTAGCTACCTTGATGACTGCCTGTCTCTGAGCGCCAACATCGATCAGACCGGTCAGGGATTCTTCCAGGATTTGGTACTCACGCTCTTCGAAGAGGGCGCTGTAGCGATCGTTCCGGTAGATACAGATGTTAGCCCAGATCTGACTCAGGGCTATGACATCAAATCTATGCGAGTCGGTACAATCCTGAACTGGTATCCTCGCCACGTTCGAGTCGAGGTCTACAATGACCAGACTGGACAGCGAGAACAGCTGACTCTTGAAAAGGAGTTTGTCGCTGTTGTACAGAATCCTCTGTACAGCGTGATGAATGCTCCGAACTCGACGCTGCAGCGACTGACGCAGAAGCTGCATCTGTTGGATGCCATCGATAAGCAGTCTGGATCCGGCAAGCTGGACATCATTATTCAGCTTCCATACGTTGTCAAGACTGAGCTGAAGAAGCAGCAGGCCGAGGCACGGCGAAAGGCCATTGAGGAACAACTCGCTGGGTCGCAGTACGGTATCGCCTATACCGACGGTGCAGAGCGAATCACTCAGCTGAACCGACCATCTGAGAACAACCTCATGAGCCAGATCCAGTGGCTCACTACGCAGCTGTACAATCAGCTAGGAATGACCGAGGATGTCTTCACCGGCAAGGCCGATGCTCGACAGATGCTGAACTACCAGAACCGAACGGTTCGTCCAGTTCTGAAGGCGATCACGGATGCCATCACCAGGACTTTCCTCACCAAGACTGCCCGAACGCAGCGTCAGCGGATCATGGCGATCGAGGATCCGTTCCTCAACGTTCCGCTGGAGGAGATGTCCAAGCTGGTCGACTCCGTCAAGCGTAATGAGATTGGTACCGCCAATGAGCTTCGCCCGAAGTTCGGCTGGGCCCAGTCCGAAGACGAGACGGCAAACCAAGATCG